GTTCTCCCGTAAAAGGGGTCTTTCCAAGTGAATAAGTTGGGAATCTCAACTGGTCATACTGTTTAGTAGCAATCCACTTGTCAAGGTCTTTTTGAGATTTGATTCCTAGAATGCCACGGACTTCTACTGGCAAATCCTTGAATACAGGAGTAATAGTTAGAGTATCTCCATAAGTTTTTACAGGAATAATCATGTTGGCTACATCAAAGCCTTCATCCTTAGCGAATACTCTTAGAGAAGCATTCTTTGGAAGTAGTTCTGGAAGACCTGTCAAAGTATTTGGACTCAAGATAGTCCAAGGTAGAGTGTCATCCTTGTACCAAACTGTGTTTCCTTGTGTGATTAGGTCAGCAAGGTCTTTTCTCTTTAGAGTTGGACCAAGTGCTTCGCCACTGATTACACGAACCTGCAACTTTGCAATGTCTTCATCAGTTTGCTTTGCCAAAATCTTTAGGTCAGTAAGTCCCCATGGCTTATCTTTACGACCACGAACATGAACAATGTTTCCATCTCCAAGTTCAGCAAGAATCTTATCCTTGGTTGGAGAAGTCATAATGTCAATACCAGGACCAGATGTAAGTTTTAGAGTTGCTTCTGGATTTACAGAACCATAAGCCTTACCCCTGCTCATAACAAATGCTTGAGCCTGTTCTGCTTTAGGGAATCCAGCAATGCTTCTAATGTCAAAGCGACCTGATGGCTTGAGTTTTGCTCTACCTGGGTGACGAGACATAGACATAAGTTGGTCAACATTCTCTGATTCACGCAAAGTAGCACCAAATGCAGAACCATGGTAGATAACCTCAGACTGGATTTCCTTAGCATTCTCAAAGTGTGCTATTAGGTCTTTGAAATCTAGTTTCTGAAAGTTACCCTTTTCAATAGCCTTTAGTTGTGTTTCAACTATTGTGCGGAATGCTGACTGTAATAGGTCTTGTTCTTCTGTCAATACAGCAATACCATCACGGTATTCTTTTGGAGATGACTTACTACCAATCTGTGTGAAACGGTCCCTCCACTTTGGAAGAGAACCTTCTTTTAGACGAGCAAGAGAGAAGGCATTACCGATTGAACCATTTACCCACTGTCTTTGTGCGTTTAGAACTCTAGCGTCATAACTAGAAACAGCGATGCTTACATAGTTCTGGTAGATGTCTCGGACAATACGAGCAGGACGAAGAAGTAGAACCTGTTGCCAAACGCTGTTTACTGCACGGTTGACATTGCTTACAGTATCTGTAGACCTGTAGAAACCTTTTAGGAACTTGTTACCCTCAGAGCGAAAAGCCTCAGAAACCTTTTGCCAGTCCCATAGTTGAACATTATTTGCAGTCTGGTGAATCATGTATGGGTCATCAAAGATGTGTTCTCCAACAACATTTCCCATACCGTCACGCTCAACGATTATAGACTTTCCAGTTGCATCTAGATTGTTTTCGTGAATACGCTTCTTTTCAGTAAGACCCTTTACAATACGAGAGATAGCCTCTGCCTTACCATCAAGGTCTTCAAGACCAAAGTGCTTTTCAGCAATCTTTGTTAGACCAAGTTCATTAGTGTAGCGGATTAGAACTGCTCTCTCCTGTGGAGTTTGAGCCTTTAGCCATCTTTCAGTTAGGTCAGCACGAAGACCTTCTTTAGTTAGAGCACCACCAGATAGGCGGTCAATGTCTCCAACCATACCGAAGAACTTAGTTGCAGCAGTACCAGTTGAATCTTCAACATTGATGATTCCCTTAGCAGCAGGAGTAGCAAGACGAACAACTTGGTGATACAACTTAGTAGAACCAAACTTAGTTAGGGCACGAGTAACAATAGTTGCACCCTCCCAAACATTGTTGCTGATTACATAAGAACCTAGGTGTGCTCCGAAGTTGTTGATTTTGTTAGTAATAAACCCTCTAGATGGAAGCAACTCACGAGCAGCGGTAGTTCCCATAGCAACATTCTTAGCAGCAACTGCACCAGTAGTGTCTAGTCCTGTAGCAGTTGATTTGACCATTACATCTCTTAGAACTTTAGAGAACTCGTCTTCATTTAGTTTTGTTGAGTAGTGGTTTAGTAGTTCATAAAACTTTATGTGCTGTGTTGAATCAACAACTGCATCATTTAGAACACCGCTTTCTGCATTACGAAGGAGGTATCCACCTTGCAGTGTTTCATCAAGAGCCAAGGCTAGGTCAGCATCCTTAGCGATAAGTTCACCAAATGCCCTGGTTGAACCATAGTCAGTAGCAAGAAGAACCTTAGCAACATCCTGCTCAGTCTTTACTTGACCTAATAGCCAAGCAACCTGACTGCGTTCTCCTGAAGGAATAGATTTGATAACTGGATGTTGAAGAATAGTAGCAGCGTTATTGTCTGCAGCAAATCTTGCAAACTTCCAATAAGGCAAACTTACATCAGCACCAGTAGCAGCCCTTGCTGCTGCCTCTGCTTCTTTCTGTGTAGCAAAGCGACCAGATAGTGTTGCTGCTTCTGGTAGTTCAGCAAGTTTTACTAGATTGTCTGAGTCTTTTAGAACAAGTTTTCCTAGAGTCTTTTCACCAACATTTGGTAGGAATCTAGCACCACGACTTAGAATCTGAATGCCCTTGATAACTGGTGCAACAGGTACATAAGAGATTGGGTCAAGACCAATAGTTCCAGTTAGGTTTACAAGTTGTCCAGTGACATTTCCTAGGTTCCATCCATTACCCTGAGCAGCCTTAGTACCATCAGCGTTGTATGTATCACCCTGAATAAGTCCACGCTGTTTGTCAGAGTATGGGTCAAAGTTTATGTTTGCACCAACAAAACCCCAAGACTGTGCGTTCTTATCAAAGGTAGCCATAGCAGCCATGTCATCTTCTGGGTCAACAATAGAGATGCTTCCACCAACACCAGGGTTGATTACTGAAGCACCAAGGTTTATAAGTTGTCCTAGGTTGTATTGAACTGCAACATTCAAATCAAGATTGTGTTGAAGACCATTCTGTTCTGCAAATCCGACAATGTCTTCGTTAGTAAGTTCTATGTCGTTTTCTTTTGCGTATTGTCTTAGAACACCTATTTCATCTGGGTATTCTTCTTCAATGTTCTGTACTTTTAGTTTTGCCTTATCAGCATCGCTGTATCCAAAATCTTCCCATTGGCTAGTCCAAGCGTTACCGAAGTTTTTATTGAAACGATTTGTCTCTTCATCAATAATCTTGTCACCTTCAGGAGAGAAGTCAAACATGTGTCCACCAGCACGAGCAACATACTGATAGATTGCTCCACCTGTAAGAACAGATGAAGTAACAAAACGAGCAGGAATGCTTAGGATGTCCCAGATAGAAGGATTACGGTCACCCTCTTTAGGCTGAGTGTCATACTTTGTGAATCCACCACCGCCAGTAGTTACAAGATTGTTGGCAACCCAAGTACGCCCAGATGGAGTTACTTTATTATCTATGGTTGCATTGGCAGTATCTTTAGCCTTTACTTTGGTCGTAGGCTTAGAAGGGGTAGTGGCAATAAATACAGGGTTTCCAGGTCCATTTGACTTGGTTACAGAAACTAAAGGTTTCTTATCTGAGACAGCATCAGTAACAACACCGTGTAAATGTAGGAAATCATCTAATGGCATTAGATTTCACTCCGTAACTGACGCATGAGATTGACAGTTCCCTGAGAAGCATTGCCTTTATTGTAGGAATCTTGAAGTAATCCAAGTACAACAAGTGCTCTCTTCTTATCAGCAGAGTCATCAACAGTTATAGGAGCATAAGGTAGCGTTCCCATACCTGGACCAAATGGCATACCAGCACTTACTGGCTCAGTTGGTCTATCAGTTGGAGCAGTTAGGGGTGTTGGTAAAGGCATAGGGTTTGCTGGCATAGGAATAGCAGCCCCCATAGTTGCTGCAGAAGCAAGTGGAGCCTGTGATTGAACTTCATTGAGTTCTTTATTTTCGCCATAAGGCATACCAGTAACCTTCATTTGGGCTTGTCTGGTATCTGCAGGACCACCATCGGTTCTCTGACTTAGTTTACCTGGACCTGATACTGGTGCAGGATTGTTGGGCTTTCTGTAGCCACCACGGTTTTCAGCCATGTGTCATCTCCTAAATGTTTGCCTAGGACTTTGCCATCAGCAATAGATTTATCTACCCTTAGTATAGGGTTTTAGTGCTGTATTCCTGACTAGATAGCCACTCGTCTTTGGACTGATGCTCCTAGATTAGGTCTACCAGAGGCTCCAAGCCCTGCTAGAAGGGTCATTAGGTCTGGTTTACCACCAGGAGCCATACCCTGTTGACCAGGTGCTACGCCCTGCATAGTGCCTTGTGGAGACAATCCTTCAGGAAGCGACTCTTCTGAGCCACCCATTCCCATTTCAGCAGGACCACCCATAGCCATCATTTCTTCTGGACTAGGCTGTTCTGGCTGTGGAGGTTCAACTGGCTCTGGAGTAAAGGCTTCAGCAACTGAATCAGCCAAAGACTTACCTTTTCTACGGTCAGCAATAACCTTAGAGATAGCGTTGATAGGACCAGAAACATCTTGACCTTGTGCAGCAAGAGCAGGAATAGATTGTGCGTAACCCATAAGAGCCTGTTTAGCAGCCTCTTCCAAGTCTTCAATGTCAATCTTTCTTGCTTCGTCTTCAACATTGATGTCAACTGGTAGTTCTCTACGCATAAAGTCTCTTGAGAACATCTTCTCAGCACGAGCCTGTAGAGCAAAGATAAGCCAACGGTTAGGGTCTAGACCAGCCATTAGTCCATAACGAACATCAATACTGTAGTCATTGTTGATAGCCTTCATTGGTGTGTACTCAATGTCAAATGGAGTACCGTTCATAGAACCACGAAGGTTCTTCTTGATTTCACCAAATAGATGGCAGTCAACTTCAAAGCAAAGGCTCATAACTTCTTGTAGAGTACGAGCAAAGATTGCTTGGTGAGCAGTAATCTGTGACTCGTATCCACCTAGTAGAGCCTGAACACCCTTACCAGTAACGATAGAAGCGTTGGTCTGACCAGTACGCATCTCTGGGAAACGAGAACCAAGTTGTAGTTCACGGTCTAGTTGAGCCTGTTCTTGGAATGCAGCAGCAGGAATCTCTAGTGGAACACGACCTACACCAGCAGGGTTATTAGTACGGATAGTAGCACCAGGACCAATAGGAACTTCTGGCACATCCATAGGAACAACAAGTGGAGCGTTTACAGATTCGTGTGCAGCCTGTAGCGATAGAAGTGCAAGACGAGCCTTAGCCATCTGCACAAAGATTACATCGTCAAACTGACCACGAGGAATGTCTGTAACTCCTGGGCGTTGTGCAATACGAATCATGCACTTACCGATAGGGTTAGGGGTTTTCTCAAGAATCATTCCAACAGTAGAGGTATTGCCATAGCCACCTGCAGCACTTGGAATAAAAGCCATGTCCCAGTCTTTGTCGTGATAGAAAACAACTTCAATGTCGTTTCCACCAAACAGACCCATGTTCTTGTCTTTGCTCAGTTTATTTGCATACTCTGGGAACTGTGCAGCAAGTACATCTTTGTTGATAAGCACACGCTGGAACATAGATACAACACGACCAAAACGGTCAATCTCTGGATAACAACCAACTGGGTCAAGGGTACGGATTACAGGCATCATACCTTCGTAGTCTGCCTCTACACGAATAGGCAAGAAACCATAAGTTACATACCAGTCAGCAGCAGTATACATCTGTACCTGTAAGTCAGAGTTGGTTACATAACCTAGAGCAACCTTAGTTTTTAGTGATGCTGATTCTCTGGCTCTATCTGAAGTCATTGTCATGCTACCTGCAGTGAATGTAGGAAGCGGAGCAATCATCTCAGCCATGTCTCTAGCAGCCACATCAATGATGTTGGCTACGATTGGTTCTTGCCAAGGTCCAGTTTCTGGAAAGACATCTGGGGCTACCTCGGACATCTTACCCATACGAATAGCCCTTACCTGAGCCATGCGTGAGTCTCGCTGTGAGTAGCGATTTCTAATGCGAGTAAATCTCTCGCTAATGTTTTCAATGTTGATTGTCATAATCAAACTCCTTCAGTTTCCTGCAACTTAGTTCTACCAAGGTTGCACTTTCTGTGCGTAAGTCGCACATTGTCAAACTTATTTGTTCCACCTTTGGTTATTCCTACAATGTGGTCAATGTTTGGATACATTGGGTCATTGTGGTTTACCAAATCTATTGGAACTATTTCAAAACAAAGTTGGCAAATACCGCCATCTCTATCCCAAACTTGTTCATCTGTCCATCCATCGTATTCAGCACCGAATAGATTTGCATACCTTTGTCTTGAGTATTCTCTAAACTTTTCTGGATGTGCTTTTCTATACGCTTTTTGATACTCAAGATAGGCTTCTTTATTTGCTTCTCTGTATGCTTTATTTCGTGCGATGATTTCATCACGCTTTTTTTCATACCTACGCTTGTAGTAACCAGACTCTATTCTTTTTTGTTCTTTTCTTTTTGCTGCTTCTTTACTCAGTGGCATTAGAAACTACCTCCCCAGAAGGAACGGTAGTTGTCTGTGTCTTGAGCACCTACCAGCACTCTATCCGTCATGTCTTGTCTAGTCATAAACGGTGAGTTGCGGAAGTAGTTCTTTCTTTCGGCTCTAGAAATAAGTTCCAAAGCACGAAGTTCAGCAAACCACAAAGCCATCACAATGTCTGTCTTCAATCCTTTAGGAGGATTTGGTTGCCAAGTAACAAGTTGCTCAATCAAAGTTTTTACTCTTTGAATGTCTGAGCGAGGTAGCGTAATCATGTTTTGTGTAAACAAAGCAGACATCGCCATAACACCAAAGTTGGGGTCATGCTTGTTGTTGTTCGTCATGTGTTCAGTAAGAATCACACCACGAGCAGCCAAGTATTCATTTATCTCTGGGTCCCTAGTCAAGAATGTCTGGAAGGCGTTACGCTCAATACGCCATTCCTTGATACCATAACGGTCTGTCCAATCCCTGATTAGAGATTTTGTTTCTTCTGGTTTAGAGCCAGCCTTGTTGTAGATGTCAATCACATGGCGTTTACCATTTTGTAAATCAACACCTAAAACTACCGCAGCAGTATAGCCAGTAGAAGCAGGGTCCAAGCCAGCAAGTATGTATAATCCACCCATGCCACCTTCTCTACCTAAGTTTGGGTCATCAGGAATAAATCCTGTTTGCCTTGCTTGACAAGAACGAGATACAGACTCAGGCTCAAATACTGAATCTTCTGCAACTTGTTCTTGCTGATAGATACGACTCCACAATGATGGAGCAATACCGTCACGCAAATCTTTTAGCGTTTCGCCATCCCATCTGCGATACAAACCATTTGGTTCTGGTTCTTCTTCAGGGTCAGCAGGGCTGTCGCTATAAGCCCATAGGGTTTTCCAGTTCTTAGGGTCATCATCAAACTCTAGAACTGCAGGTTGTAGCAAGTAAGTCCAAGGTTGTTTCTGTCCATAGTATCTATCTTGGCTACGCAACTCAGAATACAAATCCTTAGCAGCGATACGAGTACCTACAACAAGCAAACGACCTGTACGAGGAGCAAGACGAGAGCCTACGATACCTAGTAGCCAGTCAATCTGTTTCTCATACTCACCAACATTTGTGTTGTCAACTGCGTCATCAACGATAACTAGGTCTGCACGAGCACCATACACTTGACCACGAATACCAACAGCCTGAACTGTAGGGTCCTTCGCTTCAGCACTTCTACCAGAAATGTAGAACTGGCTTTGCTTCCAAGAAGCAGAACCTTCCTGCCATCCGCCTGGAGGACCGAAGGTTTCCTGCAATCTTGAATACTGTGGATTAGTTAGACGCTCTTTGATTTGAAGAAGAAACTGTTCAGACAAACGCTGTGCCTTAGACACAATGATTACCTTCAAGTCTGGGTTCTTCATCAAACGCCAAATCACATAGTTCACCGTGATAGTTGTTGACTTAGCGTGACCTGGAGGAGTATTGACAATCATACGAGATGGTCTACCCTCCTCGTAGGTCATCGCTGGATGTAAGTCTCTTGGCTCACGCCCTTCAAGCATGTCAAACCACTGAAGTTGGTGTGGAAAAAGTTTGTTACCTAAATAGGTTTCACAGAACTCAGGAAAATCAGGAACCTGTATCTCGTCAAAGTTACCGTTCTTCTTTTCAATCATAACTTTGCGAATGCGAGTTATTTCATCTGCAAACGCCTTGTCATTTTTTCTGGCTTCTTCATACCAACGCTGTGAGCGGTCAACCTGAATAAGGGCATCCTTGATGGATAACCCTTGATACAAAAGTTTTCTTAGTTCAACCTTTGCTTCATTTGCATTCAGTGCTTTCCGCTTACCGTAGTTTGCCAATGCTATTCCTACTTACTTTTTCCTTTTGGGTTATACCCTGGAATGTCAGTGCGAGCCTTACCAGCCCAACGACCAAACTCAGCAACAGCCATGTCAATGTTCTCTAGACGAGTCTTAGCCTTGTCAACTGCTTCACGCATAGGACCTTCTGGCTGACCAGCAACACCTAGTTGTGCATCAGGACCGTAGTATGCGTTCCAAACAGCAGAAG